AGTAAGGATGAAATTTAATGGTTAAAGCAAAAACAACACAAGGAAAAAGATTACAACCAGGGTCAGTATTAGAAAAATATGACATTGACGATGACGGTGAAATAACGGATAATGAAATAAATGATATCAAAGAGATAGAAGAAATAGAAAGATTGAATAGAAGACAAAAGCATCAAAGAATGATGGCATGGTATTCATTAGTTGGAATGATAAGTTATCCAGCCTGTATTATGTTTTGTGAATTTGTAGGTTTAAATAAGTCTGCTGATTTACTTGCAACTATGGCACCAACATACTTTATTGCAGCTGCAGGTGTTGCTGGTGCATTCATGGGTGTTACCGCTTGGATGAGTAAAAAATAATGATAGACGTAGACTTACCGCCAGTAAGAAGGTTTAGAGTAGTTGATGATCATGGAAATATATTGTTAATTACTTCGGGCATTTTAACTGCATCAGTGTATCAATTACATTATGATAAAGCTAAGCCTCCAAAAGGTCATAGAATAAATTGTGATGGATTTAGTAAATCAGAAAATTTTATCAGTCAAGACGATTGAAAGGAGATGTTATGCAAGGTATAATAATATTAACTCTTACAGTATTATTGTTTAGTGGTCTTTACTATGTAAGCGAGAAAGCTGTCAATGTGATAGTAAAAAGTAACGAGAGAAGAAAGTAGTAATGGAAAAATTTTTATATGTTATGATAACATCAATTATTGTAATAGTTGGATTGATAGGAATGTCATCATTAAGTATATTTGGATTGCATGCTAAAACAAATGCAAAATTTTTTGTACCACCAAATAAAGACATTTATGAATGCACATTGCAATATTTTGATGAGAATCATCTTGAACAGTTTCAATTAGGTAAAGATCAAATTATTACATGCTATTACAAGTGTGTCGATACACACGGTGCATTTAGGTGGGTAGAAAGAATAAAAGATAAAAGAGGATGTAAATTTAATACACGGATATATAAAACAGAAGCGGCAGTATGGAAATGGTTTAAATGAATCAAATACTTTGGGCATGTGTATTCTTATCATCACCATCCACAGTAAGTTTAGTTGATGTTTATAACACACATTCCCAATGTTTACATATTAAAAAAAATTATAAACATTCTGGTTGCTTTCCCGTGACTGAAAGAGACTCACAAGAAGCATTAAACCAGATATCAGCATTGAGTACAATATTATGGCATACAGAAAAAAAATAGTAATTATTACAGATGATTGTTCTTTTACTTTGAATAATTATATAATGGAAATATTACATCCAAAATCACAAATATATAATGATGGCAAAACACCAACTAATAATTGGAGAACATTAAAGCTACCTTTTTGTAAAGAAATATTATTAAACCCTTGGATATATAAAAGTTTAATAATATCTTATGGATTCTTGGGGTTTAGGATAAATGTGATTGGCAATGGACAGTTTACAAAATATGCAAGAAAAGTGCTAGACAAAGAAAACTATGAATACACACATTTAAAAAGTTAACGATCGTGGAAGTAATGTCCCAATGCTGTCAATCTTTCATGATGCTTAGATAATTCATCTAATTCTTTTTGTAAAGTCTCAATATGATCTGGGTGTTCTGCAATACCTTGTGGATTATTTAATAAAATTTCCACATTGTATACATGTTTTTCAATTTCACCCAGTGCATGTGCTTTTAATGCTTTAATAGCTTGTTGTTTCATCTTACTCTTACAGAAGTTTCTAAAGTAATATAGCTACCAGGATGATAATTCATAGTAACAGTTTCTAATCTTCCCATATATTCATAAGTGACTTTATACCCCTTAATAACTCTATGAACTTGATTAGTATATGAATGACCACAATGTGTATTACCATATATTACACCAGGAGCTGAATTATATCTTTCGCCAACTCTGCCACCTACAATAACACCAACAGCAGTACCAATTCTTCTTTCGCTATTTGAGCTACCTATCATACTACCAATAACACCACCAATAATTTGACCAAAATCTGTACCTCTTCTACCATTATTGTATCCTGTGGCTATTGGTGTACATTTATCTTGTTTTACCATTACAGATTCGTTAGTTTCTATAGGTTGAACATCTACAACTGGCACAGTAATTGATTGAGCACTATGTGCATTATTAACAAAAATTATACTAACAAAACAACAAGTTAAAGCAATTAATATATTTTTTTCAAAATTCATAAAAACCTCCAGTATTTAATTAATTATACCTTAGATGTTGATAATTTAGCAATGTAACTTGATGCATCATTTTCAGAATAAAAAATACGAATAAAACTGTAACTACGATATCTGTGTATACCAATTAAAATAATTTGACCTCGCAAGGTGCTGGCATTTAACAGCCAGTCACCTCGTTTGGTTTTAACACTACCTAATTTCATTATTCCTCAGTCAGAAGTTCTTTATCTTTAAAATGTTTTTTCACATTACTTGCCTTGTCTTTAACTTCTATTTTTTTAGCTCTTCTATGTTCAGGTACTATTTTTTCTAAAAATACTTTTAACATACCATTTAACATTTCAGCATCTTTTATTTCGACTGTATCATCAAGTGCAAAGGATCTTGTAAATGCTCTATTAGCAATACCTTTAAAAATAAAGTTATCAGAATCATCTGCTGCTTTGCCTGATATAGTTAGCTTACCATCTTCAAAAACAACATCTAAGTCTTGTTTAGCAAAACCAGCCAATGCCAATTCAATAACATAGTGATTTTCTTCTACTTGTTTAATATTGTATGGTGGATAATTTGGAATATTTTTTGTAAGTTCATCATGTAGTTTTGTCATATTATTATATGTGTCATCAAAACCAATGAATAATTTATCAAAGTCCTTAAAAAACGGATTGTTAGTTAATGCGTTCATGTTTTCTCCTTTACGCGAGTTTCAAAAATGCTGCCCGTTTGGCACAGCGGAAATATTTATCGTTTTTTACCAATATTATATTTTGATTGCAAATCCCAATCATTTTTATCTTTAAATGATATAATTTTTATTTGTGAAAGTGGTGCTTTTGTTTCATGCAATTCAGGATCAATTATACTTAACAGCCCCCAATCTAACAACAGCTTAGCTATTGTATTTCGTCTTTCAATGTCATTATTAGTTAAGTCAGCTTGTTTACCATCTAAAGCAAACAACTCTTTAAAATGAACAATAAAATACCGTCCTTGTTTATGGAGAATATGACAACTTTGGTATAAAATTTTATCTTTACTTGAAGCTACACCTATACGAGAAAGCGTTTCTCTTATTTTTAAGAAATCATCCGATTCGGAAATAGTAACTTCTAAAGGTGTATAACCTTCTATGTTTATGTTAAAAAACTCATGCGCCATCAGCTCCGCCCTTGTATAACCTTTTCTTTATTGTTTGTATTTGATCGTCTGATAGAATTGATATTACTTGACGTGCTTTTTCAGTATTATACCCATAATATTCTTTCACTATATCTATCGCTTCAATCTTTTCTTTTTTAATCCATTTATTAAATCTTTTCTTCTTTCTAATGATATTTATAAGAAAATTATACTGCAATGCTTTTTCTAAGTGTGGTCGTGAATTCATTTCATTAACATATATCACTGTATCTGGTGCAAATGATAGAGCTTTATTTACAATAAAAGGATTATATTCTCTTTCAGACCATTCATCTACAATAATGTTTACTTTTGTGTCATTTATAGAATTAACAAAATCAAAGGGCGATATGTTATTTTTCAATTGTCACACCAGCCATTATTTCAGTCAAGCACGCAACCAAATTTATTTCTTGATCACTTACAAATGCTGCTTTGTATTGATAGTCAGCAATAGTTAGGACAAGCTGTGGTACTTGATTTGTCAAGGGCATAATAGTGTCGAATATTAATCTGAAAAGCGTTTGTGGGTCATTATCTAAATTATTAACTACCCACATTCTCATTTTCTTCCAATCTTTTTCCTTTAAAGAATTAACTAATTCGTCTGCGTTAACCTCAACTATATTAGTGAGTATACCTTCATCAATATTTCCGCTATGTGAGTATCTCTGAAGTTCATTCAATGTTCTTCTATAATCAGGAAAATATTTTTCGACAACCTTAGCAACTACTTTCTCATTAAATGGTATACTTTCTTGATTAAGTATATCCAATACTCTTTTAAAGAACGCAGCTGCAATCTTTGGCTTCTCGTCTTTTGGTATTTTAAAATCTATAGAAGTACATCTACTATGTAAAGGTTGTATGATTCTATTTTTGAAGTTACAAGTAAATATGAATCTACAGTTGTTTGAAAATTCTTCTATGAATCCTCTCAAAGCTGGTTGTGTAGAATTTGGATTTAAATAATCAGCCTCATCTAAGATAACTACTTTTGTATTGCCTGTAAATGATACAGTAGATGCAAACTGCTTGATCTTTGTTCTTAAAACATCTATACCAGATTCCTCTGAACCATTTATAATAATATAGTCTGAATCAAGTTCTTCACAAAGTGCTTTTGCAATGGTTGTCTTGCCAGTACCAGCCGTGCCAGACAAAAGCATATTTTGTATATCGCCTTTTTTAATGATAGTTTTAAAGAATGACTTTAGCTCCTTTGATAGGATGCAACTATCAATCTTTCTTGGTCTATACTTCTCTACCCATAGATATTCTTCGCTCATACATTAGACCCTGGCTCTGCAGCAATCCAATATTGCAGGTCCTTAGATTCGTGTCTGAAGTGCAAGAACTTCGCTTTTTGAGTCTTTGCTACTGAAACATCATAAGCATCAGGAATAACTTTTAAGTTCTCCACAGCGATGTATATATCAAACTGATCAAAGGCTGACCCAAGATCTCTTGAAAAGCTATTAGCGGATTTATTTTTTCTATCACCTACAGACATAGTTACACTTTGATTATCACATGTAATTGAAATAGTTGGTGCACCAGTTATAGCTGCTGCCTTCATCAACATTTGCACATCTT